CTTAAATGCTTCCCACCAGTGAACCTGCATTTCGACATCAAACTGTTCGATAGTGTCTGTTGTCTCATAGTTTAGGTCAATTGTGGAAATATTGGTTGGAAAAATATCCCAGAATTTGTACGAACGTAGAATTGAACCATCACGATCTAACTGATGAACAAAAGCATCTTTATGATACTCGTCTGGATCAGTTAATCCTGTGGCATCTTCTAGTTTGTTAATTACATTCATCCATTTTTCCATCGCAGATCTGATAACAAAATCTGTATCGTTGATAACTGTGATAGTCCAAGTTTCAAATGTTCTGTCTCCAGCAACTTTTAAAATACGACCTCTGAATGGTATTTCAACTGGAGCAATTGTTGAAGCAGGAAGTGCTGCTGCTTTAACTAAAAATCTAGATTTCTGTAAGACATCGTTTGCAATTGCAACGGCATCTGGGAATGCTAACTCTACCTCAAAGAGGTT